TGTATGTCAGGAATTCCATTAATTGTGCTAGATTCTATGCGAGTTAAATGACAATCAGTTAAGTTGTTTTTTACCTTTTGCCATAGTCTAGATTCTTGTGCTTTTACTGTCATCAATCAACTTAATTTTTTAATATCCTTAACTACTGATGTTGGTATTATAGTAGTATTACCTATGCTTTCAATGTCAACACCATTATCTGCAAACGAATAATCACCAAACAATCTTACAACACCTTTTGATTGGCTTAACAGATGTCCTTTGGTAATACATGTAGCTAGCTTTGATTTTTTAAGAGCATCAAATGAAGTCCAGGAGCTGTCGCTCACAATATCGTACCATTCAACAGATACCATTGGATATTTATCTATCTCTACTTTTACTTTTTTTGGTATAGCTATTTTTTTTCTCATTTATCCTAACCTCTACAGTACCAACTGAAGTAAACATCGTTGAATTGTGCACCTGATTGAAGACTTTGATCCACTCAGACCAACTAGCCTTTTTTAATAAGTGCTGCGTCTTCAGATTTAACTTCGATGGTTTTTGCATTGTGTCCATCGATTTTTTCTGAAAGCTCTTTGAGTTTGATCTCAAGCTCCTCACGTGACATTCCCTCCAGTCCAGTTACTCTTACTTCTTTTCTATCTATGAAAGCACCTGCTAATTGTCCTGATCTATATTCTGCATTTATTGCTGCAGCAAACTGATCTTTCTTCTCAGCTTTGTCGGCTAATCTTTCAAATCTTTTGTAACGTCTGAGGTTGTCACTCTCATATTTTTTTACCTCTTGCTCAAATCTTTTGTCATAAAATTTTGCAACATGAGGATTAATTTTTCTATTCAATAATTGTGATGCAGTAGATCTTGCGCTGTTAATGTCTTTGCAATCATAACCTGCACGCTTCAATGCCTCCGCCTGAGTTATCTGGCCATGATCTTGAACCATTATTTCCACAAACATTTTTTGTTTTGGAGTTAAATCTTTTTCAGTTCTCAATTCTTTTTTTGTAAGTCCGCCCATTATTTTAATAAATTTAAATCTCTAATTGTCATAAGTCTTCTTCTACGAATTAAAAAATTAGATTTATCTCCTTCAAAATCTTTATTCACTTTTTTGTATTTTGTTTTAATTTGATCTCTAATTCCAGATTTGACATCAGATTTTGCAATTGCTCTTGTCGTCTTACCTTTTTTTACCACATCAGAAGTTTTTCTGCCTGATTTTCTGTAAGCTTTATATGCAGTTTTAATACCTTTAGTTAACAACCCACCTAATAGTAATTTCTTCTTATCAATAACTTTACCAAGTGCTTTGGCTTGACCTGCGTGAGCTGCAGATGCTTTTTCTAATTTACTTTTAACCATCTCAACTGTTTTCATACCACCCTTATTATAGCCTAAACTTTTTTTTCTAACTTTTAAATAATTTCTTTGAGCTGATTCTGCCATTTCTTTTTTCATTTGTTTTCTTTGTTTAGCTGTTAATGGTTGTATCTGCATAGTTTTACCTTTTTTATCAGATGCATATGCTTTGCCGTACATGACAGGAGTTCTAAACTTTTTCTTCTCTTTTTTGGCTTTAACAATTCCTATTTTTATTCTTCTTTTTAATCCAGGTTGCGCTTTAAATTCAGCCTGACCAGTAAATTTAGTTCCTCTGATTTGTCTTTTAAAATCTGCTTTTTTTAACGACATGGGAATTACAGGCACATTTCGTTGTTTTGCTGCTCTTACCTCAGCTTTATGTTTTTTGTGAAGTCGTCTAAATCCTTCTTTAACTGTTTTGAATATTATTCCACGCATATTTTTATTATATAGATTATTTCATCGCAAAGTAATACCCCTTAAAACTTCTGATTGCGTTCCCGCAAGACTGGTGTATCCCAGATACACCATAGATACACCATAGATACACCACTAAAATTGATTAAAAGTGTTGCTAATACTTACTAATAGTTGATTAGATACATCAGATACACCACTATTACCCCCTGGGGTACTTTTTATTACTCACTAGTCTGAGATATCTATATAGTAAAATTTACCGTTGTCCGTTATCCGCTAATATTGTATAAATAACATGGTTTATGTTAATAACTTTCCTGGAGGTTTTTTTAATCATTTTTAGCTCTCTAGCAGTTCCTCCAGGAACCAAATCTCTTCGACCACCATGACTTAACGAATTCTAACTTTAACTGAGTAAACTTTCTTTTTTATTTCAGCCCTTTCCTCCTTACTACTAGCAGCCCTATATAACCTGTAAAATTCTCTATAATTAATCCATGACTTTTGTAGTTCAGTAAATTTTACCTTACCTTTTCTAACTAACTTAACAAACTCTTCACGTACCATCTGCGGGTCCATGTCAGCATTCCAACACACATACTGAAAATCCTTACCGTCACCTAAAAACCATTTATAACTATCTTCTTTCCAATAAGTTTCTCTTTTAAAACCACTCATGGATAACGAATCTTCGAAAGCCTGCAGGAGTATAGCTTGAAACAATCTCTGTTCTGGTGGACGCTTTTCTCTTGCAAATTCCATAGCCAATTTAATGCCCAAATTCTTTAATAAGTTTGGTGAATAACTCATAAAACTTCTTTACAGTTGCTTTTGGATAATGTTGCGATCTTACAAATTCGTAATCGTCAATGATCTCTTCAATGTATTTGGTTTTATCTAAGCCATCTAAGACTTTTACAAAGTAAATGGTCTTACTTACTAAACCTTTAGGTTCTTTTGACATTTGCATAACCACGATGCGGGAAAAGATATGGATTATGGATTACACCGTGGCTACGCATTTGTGACAACCAGCTTCAAACCTTTAGCCTGAGCTACCTTTTTTCTGCCTGATTGCCATCTAGACTCGATCTTGTCGAGAAAAGAAAGACTGAAATTTCCTAAACCATAGTCATTTCCACAATACAACTGAAACATTAAACTAGTTAACTCATCATAAGTTTTCTTGTTTGGACTAATCATTACTAATTTGTCCAACGCCTGGTTCAATGCATCTTCACTGCCTTTTTTTACAGCTTTACCCACTAAATCTCCTTAAATTAAAGTTAAATTAGCGTTCGTTGTTAATTGAGAATAAGGTGTTTTGAAAGCCTCACCTTTTCATTCTAGGCTTAGGAATACGTATAGTTGTTATTATAAAATTTGTGACTTTAATGCAACAAAAAAAAGGGCCCAGTCTCCCGGGCCCTTATCAACCTGTAGGTCTACTTACCGTTCAAAAGCTTTTGGCCTTTAGAAAGTAAATTCTCTTTCATTGATTGATAGCTCTTGCCTTCTTTTTTAGCTATCTTCTTAATCTCGTCATCAACTATTTTGGCAATCATAGATCCAGGTCTTCTAAACCCTTGTTGTCCCATTGCTCTAATAATGCAGTAGGTGTTGATGTCAACTGCGCATGACTTCCATTTATTGATGTCCATAGTACCTCTTCTAATGCTCTTGATATTCTTTTGACTCAAAGAAATCAAGAAGTTTTATTTTCTTTTTACTTCGACCACTATTATAAATACGTTCAATAATCATAATGTAATCTTTAGTGCTAGTACCAGATAAGAACCACGAAGACTTAGTCTTACAAGCATCTCTAAATCTTCTAAGATCAAACTCTGGGCATCTCTCGGCTATGATGTAGGCTAATACCATAGATCTCTTCAACCTTTTTTTAGTATCGTCCATCCCTAAAAAATATTTTTTAAGCTGCATCAATGCACCACCAACACGATCACAATTTTCGATACCACCTGCAGGGATACTAAACTGCCCTGTTTTAAAATCAGTTGATATACGATTCCATAATGAGCATTGTTTCAGCAGCAACACTATGGCCTCAGCCACATTGATACCATACTGATTCATTTTGCTTTTACAGATCTTGTAATCCATTTTGTTTCTTGAACAGTGATGATTCAAGTATGCTTCCATGGACCAATTCTTTCTACCCGTGTTGAGTCTTGCAACATCAAGTGGGTCATCAGAATTAATTATAATGTATGGCACTTTTAGATCTAGTTCTTTCCTAGCTTGCAAAGTGTGCTGGCCATCAATCACTTCCATGTTTGTGTTTACACGTATTGGATCGTAAAGATCTTTTTCTGCAATCAATCTTTTTAATTGCTTCACGTGTGCTGTATCTACAGGTCTATTACCTCTAGCTTTTTTAAACTTTGAGTAATCCGTTGTCTCAAAGTATTTGTTTTTAATTGCATTGTTCATCTTTTCCTCCTTGGTTAGAACAATATTGTGTAACCTAGCAATCCAATAATTATTAAAATAACTTTTGGTGGTATTACTAGTAATGCGATCAGTGCTAAAAAACTAATAATCTGGTTTGTCATTAGCCCCCTGCAGTTGATCATAGATTAACTTAGAAGCGATCGACTCATTGATCGGATAGATAGGCATGTTATCAAAATGCATTGCACATTGTTGCAACCTCTTCATAGCTTGTTGAAACTCATCATCTGAGTATTCAAGTGGCATATGTCCGTTGGCCGATATCACTGGTACTTGACTAAGTATTTGGTCTACTCGACTAATCCAACTGCCTAAGACAGTTGAATCAGATCTCAGTTTAATTATTGGACTTTGGCTCATCGTACCTCCATAAATTAAACTTAGTGATTATTTCATTTAACCCGTTGTGGAATTTTATTTTACCACTTAGGATATCTTTACACTTGAGTGTCTTGTACGTTTCGCCATTGACCACCAATTGTAAATCTTTAGTTGACTCATTAAACTCAACTGAGAAGACATGAGTCATGACAACGCTTTTTGGTTTTACTTCCCATTCGGGCTTTAATACCAACGCTTCGCCTAACTTCTCAGCTGCAGTCATTGCTGCTTTCTCTTGATTGTTTTTCATGATAACCTCTTTGTTAGTGTTTGTAAAAAACATGAATTGTATATAAACATTTTCATGGGATATGCAAGGATTAAATAATATAAGATAATATAGGATATATGACCAAATTTGTTTTAATTTTATATATGTGCAGCCAATTAAGTGGCCAATGTCCTAGTCATCATTACCCAGGTGTTTCATTCGAAACCCATACTGCATGCGTAGAATATGGTTACAGAGCTGCTTATGGGACATTTAAAAATTTAGATGCTGTTGAAGATTTTACCAAAGAATACATAGAAAATAGTAGAATTGCTGTAAGATTTGAGTGTAAAGCAGTAGAAGTAAAGCCAGAAATAACCCCCAAACCTAAACCTAAAGAAAAAACCACATAGTTGCAATCTCCTCCCTTTTTGGTATATAATAATACATGAAGTTGTATCGCGTCCAAGCAAGATGTAAAAACATATATTTTGATAAGATGCTTGAGGCTGAGAACGATAGAGCTGCTCTTGATACGTTTGCAAATGGCGTTGAATCAGGAGAAATAGTAGGGACGGATGAAGGCTTTTATGGCAACCGAACCTACGTAACATTTGAGGAGGTAGATAGAGATGCAACTACAAAAGTTAATCTCGGAGAAACTTCAGTTGGAGTCCAAGTGGGCCAGCAAAGCGTTGGAACAGGGGAGAGTAACTCCTGATATGAAGTGGATCGATATCAAGATCAAAAATCTTAAAGTAAAGATTAATGATCAAAGTGTTGAAGACGCACAAAAAGGTCTTTTAGATATAGCCAGTTAAATCTGGTTAAAAAAATACATTTTATTCCTAAGACTCCTGCGCTCTAAATTTTCCAAAAAACATTTTCTTAAAGTTATACACGTTGATACACAATAATTATTTTTTTTAATTTATGACTTTGTTGAAGAGTAAACGATTTTAAAAAAGTGCTCATGATATAATAGTTAAATTATAAACAAAGGAGAGCAAAATGACTTTTGAGTGGAAGCACCCAAAATACTACCAAGAACTAAAAAAGTTAAGAGAGCAAACAGAGAAAGAATTAGAAGAGGAGAGAGACCAGGAAAAAGAAAACTCAGAAGAAGA